TGTCCCACGGCCACGCGGAGGGGTCGCCAAGGTCGTCGGTTTCGACGTGTAGCACTATGACGTACTTTTTCACGGCATCGCCTCAAATTTGCGTTGAATACGTCGAACGGTATCGGGTGGCAATGTGGCGGCTATTTCCTCCGCCATTGCCACACATTGCGCCGCCTTTTCGTCGTCCGGCGCGTTGATGGCGAGCACGAGCGCGAGTTCTAATGCTTCGGCGGGGGTCATGCGGCCACCCCCGAGACGACGAAACCGGAACGATCACGACGGGCGCGCCCTTTCGCGACTAAACCAACAACGACGCCGCGACGGTCCAAAAAGCGCAAGTCTGAAGCGTCACCGTCGATCACGCGACGACCGAGAAAGTGTGCCGGCAATGCTTTGGCGAACACTGCGGCAAAATTAACGCGGGCGCCATAATGGCGAACGGCAGCGGCGACAATGCGCGCAAACTCGGGACGGTGAGAGTACGAAAAGGTAAGCGTGTAGTTCGGAATATCCGCGATGCGCCGGTTAGGTATTTTCGTGTAATCGTAGAATTGAAGGGCATCGAATGCCGCAAAAATGTGCGGATAGGTGACGCCGGCACGCTCGCACGGGATAGACTCAAAGCGTACGTCAGACGTGCCGTTTAATCGCACGACAAGCGTCAAGCCTACGGTATCGGCGAGACGTTTCGCACGCTCAAGCTCGGAAACGAGCACGCGCATAAACTCTGGCCGATTCGTGTTGAATAGTTCCGTGCGGCGCAAGCGTGCACGCTGTACGGTATTGTCGGGCAGTTCCTGTCCGTTCGATGCCGTAAAGGTAGCGTTACCAGGCGCCATGCCGCCACGTCCGGCGGTATTGAGGCAAGTAGCGGCGCACCCGGCCAGTTCGGCGGTAGGGCACAGTTCCGTGCCACTCGTGTCATGTGGCGCAAGGTAAAGGATCGCAGTCATGAATCCGCGAGACTGGCCCTTAATCGTTTTCGCATTCGCGTCGACGTTTAACAGTGTAAAGCGTGCCATGTGGTGATTCTCCGCAAGATAATTATTGATGGATGTTTGCAAGGTGGCGCGCATAGTCGTGCGCCATGTTTTCGGATGAAAAGATACGCTTCCGGTCGAATACCATGCCGGAGTCGATGTCTCGCAACGAAACGATAAATCGACCGTCACGCTTGACATGAATATCGGCAGCCATGTTCGTACGAGTGTCGATATAGGTTTTCAGAAGCATGGCAGTCATTCCCAATTGAAAATGTAGGCTAGGATGCTGTAGAGGCCAGCTAGCACGCCGAAGCCTATCAGCGGCAACGAAAAGGCAAGCATTGCATCGTAAAACATTATGTTTTCTCCCAATAGAATTGAACGATAAAAAGAGCTGCAGGCAGTGCGATTAAAATGACTGCGATAAACGCGGCGCAAACTTTCTCGAATACCTTTTTAGAGCTGCGACGTTTCATGTGTTCTCCCAGTGATTCTATCGACGTGGTGGATCATAAAACAATGTTTTATAGAGTGTCAACAGTTTAGATGCAGAAAGTTTATGCAAACGAATCTTGCATAAATTGTGGTAGGCAAAACGGAAAATTACCTACCACGAACCACCCACAACCACCCACAACCACCCACAAAACCACCCACGAACACCCACAATGGCAAAGTAATGCTTTATACCTTTAGACTGAATCTAAAAGTGTGGGTAGCTGGGGTATGCGGAAAGGTGAAAAGACAACCCACACCTAACTGCTTGAAATGATCGACTAAAGCTCGAGTGTGGTAGGTGTGGTAGGTTGGTTAAAAATTGAAAAAAAAAGATATGGGTATATAGAGAAAATACAAATGTCTCGGACAACCGTCCGAAACTACCACAGGCAATTATGTTGCTGCATAAAATCCCTATCGTTGCATTAGTGCAACAATCCCTACGCTTGTTGCTTACTGCCAACGTCCACTATGCGGATGTTGCGTAAACGCTACACTCTACGTTGTTGCGTGGATGCAACATCTGCCTGGTGGTTGTTGCGCTGGTGCTACACTTGGTGCAGGCGTCATGCCTAGACGTTACGTTATAACGCAATGGGGGGGGTAGGGCCGAGGGGTTACCGGTCATAGTTATAATGCCCTCACAAAAACTTTTTATTTTTTTTACATAACATTCCATTACACTCTCCCGTAATGAGTTCTTTTAAGTCGATTACGTTTGCGCCTCGTGAGATCAAGGCTTCGCCAGACCTTCTGGAGAAGATTTACGAAGCGTCCCGGTTAGGGTTGAAGGGTGATGCGTTGGCGTATGCTGCGGGTTTGCAGCCTGTTGAGTTTCGCCAGTTATGCCAATTAGACAACGCTGCGTCGATTGCCGAGGCGAAGGGTCGTGCGGACTCTGAGGTTGAGGCGGCGTCGGTACTGCGTAATGCTGCGCTTGATGGTGACGCGAAGTCCGCCCTCGAGTTGCTTAAACACCTTCACGGATGGGTTGCCAAGACTCAAGTGCAGGTGGATGTTAAGTCGCAAATCAGCATCGTTGCGGCTTTGCAGGAAGCGGAGTCTCGCGTCCTCACTGGCCGAGTATATGACGCTGAACAACCTGCACTGACCTCGCCTGCCGTATCCTCTGGTAGTACGATTAGCGGCGAACGCCTAACCCTAGAGAACGTCCATGCCGCAGAACGCTGAGTACATCCCAACCCCTGCTGAAACTGCCGCGTTGAATTACCATCGCCGCAACCTGCAAGGCAAAACGTATTTGCAAAACCCAGACGGATCGCTCACCACATTTTATGGAGCAATCGTTGGGCCAGACAACAATCAGTACCGTTTAATCCCGACGTATTGGGGCGGTGCCATTCGAGACATCCCCGATGCCATGCGTTTCGCCATGCGTTCGGGCATACAGTTTCCGGCATATAAAACCCTTTCCGAAGCCGAAGATGCAGAGGCTCGGTTGCATGAAATTATGGCGCAAGAAACTAAAGACTATCAAAGCAAAACGCGCAAATAATGCAACTGCCGATCTATAGTCCCGAAGACGAACAACTGCTCATGGCAAAGCTATGGGCGCCTAAGGTCAAAGACGACCCCGAGGCGTTCGTAATGTTCGCCTTTCCGTGGGGACAGAAAGGTACGCCCCTCGAGCACTTCCACGGCCCCCGCAAATGGCAACGCAAAATACTTCGGGACATCGCAGAACATATTGCTGCGAATAAACAGGCTACTGCCTACGAAGTGATGCGTATGGCGACCTCCTCGGGTCGCGGTATTGGTAAGTCCGCGCTGGTGTCGTGGCTAATCCTCTGGATGCTCTCGACCCGCATAGGTTCGACAACCATCGTCTCGGCTAACTCGGAAGCCCAGCTACGCTCGGTGACGTGGGCAGAAATCACCAAGTGGGCTGCCCTTCTGATGAACTCCCATTGGTTTGAAATCTCGGCTACCCGCGTCATGCCGGCTAAATGGCTGGCAGAACTCGTCGAGCGTGACCTCAAGAAAGGTACCCGCTACTGGTCGGTTGAGGGTCGCCTGTGGTCGGAAGAGAACCCCGACTCGTATGCCGGTGTCCACAACCACGACGGCGTAATGGTGATCTTCGACGAAGCCTCCGGTATCCCCGACCCCATCTGGTCAGTGACCGCCGGCTTCTTTACCGAAAACACGCCAAACCGCTTCTGGTTTGCGTTCAGTAACCCCCGCCGTAACGAAGGGTACTTCTTTGAGACGTTCCACGGGAAACGTGCTTTTTGGCGCACCCAGAACATCGACGCCCGCTCGGTCGAAGACACCGATAAGGCGGTCTACGAGCAGATTATCGACGAATACGGCCCCGATTCCGTCCAAGCCAAGGTAGAGGTTTATGGCGAATTTCCGTCGGATGGTGATGAGCAGTTCATATCGCCTACTGTTGTGGACTCCGCGATGGTTCGCCCGCGATATAAAGATGAAACTGCTCCTGTCGTTATTGGAATCGACCCCGCCCGTGGTGGTGCGGACTCTACCGTAATCGCCGTCCGCCAAGGCCGCGACATCGTTGCGATCCACCGTTATAAAGGCGAAGACACGATGGAAGTCGTCGGGCGCGTCATCGAAAACATCGAGAAGTACCGCCCGGTGCTGGCCGTAATCGACGAAGGTGGCTTGGGCTACGGCATCCTGGACCGGCTGAAAGAACAGCGATACAAGGAAGTCCGTGGGGTGAACTTCGGCTGGAAAGCCAAGAAC